ACGATGCTGTCAAAATTGTCTACGAACGTGAATGCTACAACATCATCGAAGGAAGCGAACCGTTCCAGCGTTTGCTGCAGCTTTTGACCGAAGGTGCAAAGCCGCAGGCAATCATGAAGGAACTGCACGTTTCCCCGAAGAACTTGAAGAAGTGGCGTGAAATGCTTGAAAGCATCCCGCCTGAAATCAAGGCGAAGTTCGACAAGGCTGAATCCGAAGAGTCAACCGTCGTCGAGGAAGAACTGGTTCCTGTTGCGGTAGAAGAGAAGAAGCCGAAAAAGAGGGGCCGCAAGAAGAAGGGTGCTCCCGTTACCGTGGAAGATATCGACAACGGTGTCCAGCCTGGAACGAAGGACTGCCCCGTAGAGGAAATTCCGACAGATTCTCAGGAAGAATAACGGAATAGCCTGAAAACAATATATTTTTAATGGGAATCCACTGGATTCCCATTTTTTGTTGGAGTAGTAATGACGGAAGATAAATTCAAGAATACAGTTTTGCCTATGGCCGAGAAGTATATCACCATACCCGATGCCGTTCCAGAAGTCGTCGAGTATTTGAGACATGTCTCGAACTACGAATACACTTTCGCCCGTTTGGTGGACGAGGAAACCCGTCTTATTGCTGAAATGACGTTGACAAAGGACGATATCCTGTCCGAAGTCACGGAAAAGCACAAGTTCAAGACAATTCCCCGCTACACGAACAATACGCTCCTCATGAACCGAATCAATGGAGACCCCCGCCTCGTGGACTGGAACAGGAAGATTGCCGAGCAGGAGGAATACCTTAGCTCGATGAAGAACGTTCTGAACATCATCCGAGAGAACAGGTTTGCTTGCCAGAAGATTCTTGACCATGAGGTCTCGGTCGGACACCAGTAATCTTATAAACATAGAATGTCAACACATTATCAAGTCTGAAGACCATGACCCCCTGGGTTGAACGTCGGACCAGACAGGAGTACAATATGTCTAAATTGACAGACAGGTTGAAGGCAAATAAAGCCTTCGCAGAAAACATCATTAGCAAGAACGAACCAGTCGAATACATTGGTTCAGGAATCCCAGTTCTTGATATCCTTTTCAGTGGTATGATTGGCCACGGTATCAAGAAAGGCCACATGACGGAAATCGCAGCCCCGTCTACAATGGGTAAGTCCCTCATCGGTCTTTACTATCTCGCCACTGCTTATCACGCTGGCATGGACTGCCTCGTAGTATCGTCGGAAGGCGCATTCAACTTTACGTTGGCCCAGCGTCTCGGTGTGAATACTGACGACATCGTTGTGTTCGAGTCCAAGTATATCCACCAAATCAACGAATTTATCACTAATGCCCAGAAGGGGATGAGCCGTAAGGAACGTCACGAAGTGTTCCTCCTGTTCGACTCTTGGGGCCCGATTATCTCCTTGCAGCGTGTCGAAGCCATTGAAAAGCAGACGGGTAAGGACAAACCGACTGCCGACATGGGTCAGACTGCTATCAAGAAGAACGAACTCGCCAAGCTGATTAACGCATCCGAGTTCACTTCACTTATCATCAACCACGTTTACGACTCCCTCGAACAGTACAAGGACCCGAAGAATATCCCTGGTGGTTGCGAACTGTACTTCAACAGCGATGCCATCGTGCTTGTTTGTACGAATGGAAGAGCATACAAGTCGAAGAACGAGTCTTCAAAGATTGGTAAGATTGCCACCGCCCAGATTAAGAAGGGTCGTGACGGTATGGAAAACCGCACCTGCGAATACCGTATCCTTACGAACGGTGGTATCGACCGCTGGTATGGTCTTGTCGACGATGCGATTGCCGCTGGTGTTGCCGTTGTAACGCCGAAGGGCAATAAGGGCACATTCGTGCATCGTCCTGACTACGATATTGACAAGGAAACTGGCGAACTTCTCCGTGAGTTCCGCTGGACGGATGACGATAGCGACCAGTGCAACACCAAGGAGTTCATGGAACCGCTGGTAAGCGACCCGAAGTTCCTTGCTTACATCGAGAAGGCATACATGTACGATGTATCTCTCTTCGCCCGTGACCTCGTGGGTGACATGCCCGCCCCGATTTCCGAGGAAGAAGCCACCAAGAAGAAGGCCCGTAAGAGCAAGTTGAAGGCCGAAGCTGCAGCAACCCCGAAGAACATCAGCGATGAAATCGAAGGCGTTCAGGAAGAGACCGCAGCCGAGATTGCCGCAAAGGGCACTCAGGCTTAATTAAAAGTACCTAATTAAAACCAGGCGGTTTCCTGCATTCCGCCTGGTTTTTTATCTTGCAAATCTTGTATTTATAATGTATTTTTTAGACTGCAATATATTATAACCGAAGGAATTTTTTATGGTAGTAGCAGACTTAAACGATGAAGAATATGTCCTGCGGTGTTTCTTTGAAGATGAAAATGTCCGTCTGCGTATAACGGACAAGATAAAAGAAGAGAATTTTGAAGATAAGGCGGACAAGCAGATTGTCCACCTCGTTCACTCGTTTAATAGAAAGTATGGGCGTTATCCTACGGCACAGGAACTTGTAACTGGATTAAATCAGAACCCAGGATACAGCGATGAAGCCAAGGAACAGCTCCTGAAGATTACTAAGCCTATTGGCGTTATCGCACCAGACGTTAAGAAGAAAATCATTGAGGATTATTTCAAGTTCAAGGTGTCGCAGAGGCTTATGGAGGAATATGCCCTCCACATGCACGGAAAGGACCCGAATGCAATGCGTGGTATCATGCCGAAGTTGCAGGATGCGTTGAACTTCAAGCTGAGTACAAACATGGGTATTCACTACATCCGTGACGCTAAGTTCGCAAAGTCGAAGCTCGGCGACATGGAAAAGAGTATCCCTTCCAAGATTGGTGCAATCAGGCAATACACAAGTGAAGCTCCTGAATCTCAGGGAACTTGTGGTGGATATTTCCGTAAGTGTTTGAGCGTTGTCGGTGGTACGTCTGGTGGCGGTAAATCCATGTTCATGGTGAATGAGGCCGCCTTTGCCGCAACCTTAGGCTACAACGTTGTTTACATCAGTCTTGAACTTGATGCAGCCAAGATTTGGGAACGTGTCACTAGCTCGTTGCTCAATGTTTCCCGTTACGACATTGCCAAGATGACGGATGAGGAAGTTATCGTCAAGTTGCAGGATACACACGACCCGTCGATAACTGCTCCTGGAAACCTGTATATCAACTGGATGCCTACCCGTAAGACGACGCCTGACGATATCGAGGGTTACCTGAACGAATTGGAACAGGTGGAAGGCGTAAAGATTGACTTCCTCGTGGTTGACTATATCGGTATCATCAGTCCGAACGCAGGTACATACAGTTCGTATGACGGAAGCTACCAGAAAATTCTGTATGCTGCCGAACAGTTGAGAAACATGGCCGTCAACAGGGATATGGCTGTTCTTACTGGAACCCAGATGCAGCGTGCTGGCTACCGTATGAAGGATATCGGTATGGACCAGACGGCTGGTTCCATGGGTCTTGGTGATACGGCTGACTTCTACTACATCATTGTCCATGACGTTGCGTTGAAGCGTGCTGGCTTCCTGACTGTCACGATAGGAAAGAACCGAATGGGTTCGTCGGATGTTCAGTTCAACGTGAGGGTCGACTGGCCGCACATGTGTATCAGTGATGTTCTACCGGAGGATGCCGACATTATCAATAGCATAATGATGGAATCCATTGCACAGGAAGCGATGGCGGCGAACGGGCAGCGGAGGCCTCCACAAGTACAACAGCCTCAGCAACCGCAGCTGCAGCAGCCACAGGAGCAACCTCGGAAGAAAAAGGAGAAGCCGATAGACCCATCGTTTGCCAATGTGGCCCAGAACTACTTTTAAAAATGTATTTTACCCAGTAGATTGAACTACTGGGTATTTATGTTTACCGTTTTAGACGAACACCAGAGGCAGATGATTTGCGGAAAGATTGAGGCGATGTTTTCGACTCCGTCCGCAGTTGATGGGACATGCGGACTGTTCAGCATGCCCGAGCAGTTGATTAAGGACAGGGCGGCGTATTTCAACGAATGCGTCGAGTCGGTCTACCAGCTTTTGCACGAAGGGAACTCCCAAATCGGGATGTTCGAGGTCGTGTCGAGCCTTGACGAGTATTTCGACATTGAGTTCCTTGTCAAGAATGTCTTCTCGGACGAAATCATTGAGTCGATAGTCGACCAGATTGCCGACACTTTCGAGAAGGCGAAGCGGGATGGCAGGTTGAACATGGATGAGTCCAGTTTGCCGCCTGGATTGAAGGAAAGGATTATAGCACGTTTGGAAAAGAGGGGTTAGCATGAAAAGATGTACACTTACTGGTTCCGACAAGAAGATGTTGGAGGAAAACCAGCGGGAAAAGAAGCAGCAGCTTGCCGCATTGAACGCCGACATGCAGAAGATGGTGGCTACTGGCCACAGCAAGATGCTTGACGAGACGCCGTTCCTGCCGACTGGTCCCAAGGCTTACCAGCTTGTCGAGACTGAGCATTACAAGAAATGGATTCAGAAAATCCGTGAAAGTGCTCCTGAAAAGAAGTGGGTTGGTAAGAGCTACTTCGGTGTTGCAGAAGAATACACTGAATCGTCGGAAAAGGTTTCCGAGAAGGTACTTGACCAGCAGGAAGTCGATGAAATTACCGAGACTTACGTCGACGAGAACGGCAAGCAGCGTGTCAAGATTCGTGACGACTACGACCCGAACCATGCCAACGAGGTCGAAGATACCGAGTTGAGCAAGGAAGAAAGGAACGTATTCGACTTCGCCACCATCAAGAACAAGGTGGTCGCCCACCTCGAATGGAGCCTTGACGACCTGTTCGACGACATCGAGGAGTCCCTGAACGAGCTTCATGCTGACGAGGAGGACTACCAGACCCCTGAGAACCTGAGGGAAGTTGTCGCCACGATGCAGAAGACCGAACAGACCAAGATGCTTGAATACAAGCGCCAGCAGGCGGAAGCGCTGGAATATAAAAAGAAAAATTTGCAATAACATCTTGCAAACTGGATTGAAATAATCTATATTTGCACTAAACGGTGTCATGTTATAAACTTTAATCGAGGAAATTCCTCAGTTAATAACATGGCACTAACAACTAGGTAATAACATGAATACTAACATGAATAATAACATCGACCTGAATTATGTCCCTGCGGCTGCTTCCGCACCGCAATCCCAGTCAACCGAACAGTCTCGTCCGACGGACGAACGTATCTGGAAAACCAGGCTGGACAAAGACCATAAGTCCTATTCCGCACAGGTTCGTATTCTTCCGAACATGAAGCGTGATGCACAGGGCAACTTGGATTACGACCGTGCTAATCCGTCCCCGTTCCGTAAGATTATGGTCCACTACCTCCGCATTGGAAACGGCGAAAAGAAGTACTTCAAGTGCTTGAAGACTACCCATGACGGTATCAAGCAGAAGGGTATCTGTCCTTACTGCGACTGGACGTTTAACCGCTACTTCATGCTCAAAAAGGCAGCTGATGCAGGTGATGCAGTGGCTGCAGCCGAATTGAAGGTTAACCAGATGAACCAGGCTTCGACATCTTATGTTGTCAACGCTTTGATTCGTTTGGATGGCGTTAACCAGGAATACAACAACAAGGTGAAAATCTGGGACCATTCAGTGAAGGTTAACGAAACCCTCGACTATCCCCGTGAACCTGAAGTCGTTGCGCTCCGCCGTTGGCATAACACCAAGGAACACCGTTACTCGCCAGATTCCGAGTTTGAACCTGACATGATTGAGATGAAGAACGCTTCCCGTTTCTTCCCCGAACAGATTATCGGTGGTCGTGACTTTGTTGTTACCTGTCAGGAATCTGGTAAGGAAATCGACGGAAAGAAGCTCAACAGCTATGACAGCAGCAAGTTTGTCGACACTCCGAGCGACTTGGCCAGCACGAGGGAAGAAGCAATCGCTATCCTCAACCAGTGCGTGGACCTCGACGAATACCAGAAGGAAGACCTCCCTGCCAACTATCAGGAAGCACAGAAGATGCTTAATGACTGGTTGGCTACACAGGTCGGTAGCGCTGCCGTTGAAGTGACCCCGAATTCCGCTGCTCCTGCCGCCAGGGCTAACCCGAACGTGACTCACGTTTCTGGTGCAGAATTCCTCGGCAATGCTCAGCAGCAACAGGGCGCACAGCAACCTGCCTTGGGTAATCCTCCTGTAATCAATGAGGCCGTGAACCAGCCCGCTCAGCAGGCTGCTCCTTCACAGCCGTCCTTGAATAGTTTGTCCAATCAGGCCGCACCGCAGGCTCAGCCTCAGTTTGCTCAGCAACCGCAGATGAATATGCAGACTCAGCCTCAGATGAGTGCTCAGCCTCAGATGGCTCCGCAACCTCAGATGGCTCCGCAACCGCAGATGGCACCGCAGCCCCAGTTTGCACAGCCGACTATGGGTGCTCAACCGACGATGGCAGCTCAGCCGACAATGGCCGCTCAGCCGCAGGTTGTACAGCAGTCGCAGTTTGCTCAGCAGAATCAGCCCGCCCCGCAGCCGAATGCCGCAGGTTTCGCTGATGATGACCTTCCGTTCTAATCAGAAATGATTGTTAAGGGCGTGCCGATTGGCACGCCTTTTTCGTTTTAATGTATTTTAATGTAGAAAGTAAATGGATGGAAGTTTTATGATACTTTTTGATACCAATTCTCCTGCACTTCGTTATGCCGCTTCTCTTATCTCTGGTGTGGAAAGTGAAGACGAACCAGTGAAGGTCGTTATCGGTGATGACGCCGTGTTATTCACCTTGAAATGTGGTCTTAAAATCAAGACCCCGATTTGGAAAGGTGACTACGACGTGTCCGACTTCGCCGATTGCAACGAGTTCTACTTCAATGCTCGTTTCCTCGGAAAGGCGCTCAATACCTGCATCAACAGCGACCAGATTGCATTCATGCGACAGGACGACACCGTCCATGTTGCTGGCTACCTGAAAAAGCCTGACGTTCCGAAGGAGGATGTCAAGAAGCTTGAAGATGGTTCCGATAAGGAAGCTGCTGGCACTGACATTGTCGTTGCCGAAGAAGAGGAAGTCGAACCGATTTTCTCCTACGAGGCCGAACTTGTCAATGTGGAACCGTTTGACGAAGCCGAATTTGGCGAATCCAATGCTACGTTCGTTATGGAACAGAGCGACATGGTCGAACTTTTCAGTCTCAGTGACTACTTCACCGATGTGGACATCTGCCGCAAGTCTGGTGTCGTTTCCTTCCGTGTTGGAAACGACGATATGTCCGTGGTTACCCGCTACAACATGAGCAATGTTGGAAACTCCAAGAGCGACCCGAACTTCGCCTTCAACGTGAGCAAGTCCACGATGAAACTTCTCTCCTTCATCGGTACGGGAAGCGTTACCATCGACTACGACGAGAAGAACAGCGCCATCACCGCCAGCGACGGTTCTATCACCGTTGTTGCCAAGGTTGAACCGAGCAAGTACGAGACCTTGGTGTTCAAGGATGGAGAAACCAAGTTTATCACTCCTGGTACTGCCTTCGACGAGGCAATTCCGAAGCTGTGCGAAAACCTTGCTGCTACGAACAAGGATGACGAACTCACGTTCGAATACATCGGCCCGCTCAATGTGGGTATCACTTGGAAGGAAAAATACGGCGAAATCTTCAAAATGGTTTCAGTTGGGGAGGCAAAACCGTTCGAACCGTTCGCAATCAAGTGCCGAATCCTGCATATCCTTCTCGGTAGCATCCATGACAGTTCAGTCATCTTTGCCGAAACCGCTACGGGAAAGCAGGTCGCCCTGTGTTCGAACAAGCGGTATCAGCGAAAGGTGATATTCTAGTTAACGAGCCAGCCAAAAGCTGGCTTTTTTAATATCCCCTTGCAAAATGTTTCTTGATGTACTATATTTAATGGGTAAAGTAAGTCCGCTTAAATTAAAACTGAAAATAGCGAGGTTTGACATGGGCGTCGTCCGTATTAGCCAAGAATACTTCAATGTGTTGAAAACCATAAACTCGATGATGAAAATGAAGGCTGGCCTTATCTTCAAGGGTAGGGGCAGTGATGGCCAGTTCACTGGAAACTACTACTTCAACGGTATTTGCGACAGTGCTATGATTCACGTTGTTGCGACCGAAAATGACGTGTCCTTCGAAGAACCTCGTCTGCAGATTTCGTCCCTTCCAGACTTCATCAAGTATGCGGAAGCCACTGGCTTCCCGAAATGCGAGATTAAGGTCGCTCGTGAAAGGACTATCCGTGGCATGGAGTATGACAACATCATCTTCACTGGTAAGGAAAAGGATGCTCGTATCGGTGTCGCCGACGATTCAGTGTATGCGGACAAGAAGTACATGAAGATTTTTAACGAGCAGCTGGCCCTGGTTGCCCGCCTTGGTTTCAATGAGGACATTCTTCATGGTATCGTCAAGGATATCAAGTTGATTTCTACTTGCAAAGCCCTCTCGTTTACCGTCAGCAACGACCTGCAGTGTAAAATCCTCATCAAGGGAAGCGGAACACAGCAGATTACGAGAAAGATTGACGAGCATTGCTTCTTCGTTGAAGACGAAGCACAGTGCCTCGATGCATTCGCAGGCGGCAAACAGAGACTGTTCCCGTCTGGTTCCCTCCGTTTCATGGACACCATCGGTGGCGATGTGAATATCGAGCTCCGCCGTTTCAAGAATAGCGCAAACGACCTTATGACAATGAAGGGCTATATCGTTAAGCCTGGTGCCCTCATTGACAAGTCGAACAAGGAAAAGGATGCCCCGAGAAGCGAGATTAACGTTGTCGTGGCGAGCTCCGAATTTAGCGTAAAGATTGTATCTAACGTGGACTACTTCGCATAATGGCCGATTTTCGTGACATACCTGATGCCGACATGAGAGCTGCCGTAGAGGAAGCTTTTGGTGGCTACGAAATGGTAGAGGAGTTGAACGCTTTCAACTTCGTATGTCCATATTGCGGGCAGATACCGACGAACAAGATGCTCAAGCCTGAACGAAAGGCTTATGTGTACAAGGATACTTGGAACTTTGTCTGCTACAAGTGCCATCCTATGCATCACGTCATGTGGGAATTTCAGGAATCGCATCCCGACATTTTCAAGCGATTGCTGTTCATGATGTATGGCAAGAACGGTCAGCCCAAGACAGAACGTCACAAGCGCCAGTATATAGAGGATGCTTATCCTTTCAAGGATGGCGAACTCGTTTCGCTTGAAGAAGAGAACGATGCAGATGCCCAGATGGCGGTCGAATACTGCAAGAGTCGAAAAATCAGGGAAAAGGTATACAAGGACTGGTTTGTCTGCAAGAAGGATAAGAAATTCCTGGATACGAACCCTGATGGAAGCTTAAAATTGAACGCCTATGGTCTTCCTACGGGAAACGAGTATGGGGGCCGACTGATTATCCCCTATTACCGTTTCGGTGGTTCGTGGGTCCAGTTTGATGCCCGAGACTTGACCAATACATCAAAGCTCCGTTACAGGAACTATGCAGGCGCCAAGCGTGAGCTGTACAATGGAGATTTTCTCCATTTCAATAAACCATTCTTCATGCTTGAAGGAGCGGTCGACTCTACGTTTATCAAGAACTCCGTCGCTGTCGGTGGATTGAAACACTTCAAGAGCTTTATCGAGGCTAACCCGAATTTCATGGAATACAAGGAAAACGGCGTCATCATATTCGATGCTGACGAGGCTGGAATTGACGACCTTCGTTCCGTTATGAACCTTGGATTCAAGTGGTTTGACTGGGGTAAGCTTCGTAATGACAACCCTCAGTCAAAGGGATTCGGCGGCAAGGTGAAGGATATCAACGATGCCGTGCTGAACTGTTCTGAAGTGAAGATGACACCAGACGGTTATGTAGACCCTGAGTTCATTGCCAGCCACACTTACAGTGCCGAGGCTGGAATCATGTTGCTGAATCTGCGTTACGGGGCCCCTAAGAAGCGTTAAGCTTGTCGTTGTGGTCCTTTGCGTATGCGTTATCCCAGTTACTGTCGTCAGTCAGGTTGGTATTGTCGAGTCCTACTTCCACTGTTGGAAGCAGTTGTGCCAAGTCCAGATTTTCAGTATCGAACATGGCCAGTTTCGGGTCCTTCTGACTGATTTCAAGATGGATGCACGGGTCGACTTCCTTCGGTCCGAAACCCTTCGGGGCGTAATAGTCCATAAGCAGGGTCTGGTAGGAGTTGTCCTGTTTTCCGTTTGGCGTGTTCTTGTACGGTTCCGATGACATGTAGCAGATTGACGAGAACTTCTTCATCTGTGCCTCGGTTACCTTCGGGAACTTTGCGTAACATACGCTCGTCGCAATATCGACACACTGGGAGACACTCGGGTCTTTCGTGTGGTTGGAAACGGGGTTTTCATAGCCGAATGATTTGCACTTGGATATCATTGCGGCCAGTGCAGCCTTTGCTCCTGGTGAATTTGGAGGGAATGGTTCCTTTGCGTATGCCTGAACATATACGGGCTTTCCGAAACGGTCGGTAACGATTGAGCCGTCCTTTGAAATCTTCGGTTCGAGACCGTCATTTCCCTTTCCATAGAACTTATACCAGATACGGGCATACTCGTCAGTCACGGCACGTCCCTTAGAACCGTATGCTACCGTGGGCTGGCCAGTTTTCTGCATGCTGTTGAACATGATGGTGGCCTGTTTCTCGGGGCTTCTGTACAGCGATGTCACCATCACGTATTTCACCCCGGCCAGACGGGCCAGGTAAGTAATCACGTTCTTTGTCCTTGTGGACATTTCGCCTTCCGTAGCCTTATTGTCGATTGTAACGTCTGTTGCTGGGGGCAAGGTCGAAGCTACATTCTCATGTACGAGAACTCTTGCAGCGAAGAGTCCTTTTAGGTTGCGGGAAATCATGTTTATTCTCTTGCATCGGTTGTCAATGCGAGAAAGGTCTGTACCATACTCTGGCGGACGGAACCCGACGTATTTGTAAATCAAGTTTGCTTCGTCACAACGGCGTTTCCTCATGTCCATATCGAGGGCCTCTGGGTTTGTTCCGTATGTGAGTCTGGAAAGGATGTCTGCTATGTAAGTGAAATACTGGTTGGCGAGCTTTTCGTCACGAGGAACACCCTCTACCGTAATCGACCTGGTGGAGTTCTTTTGTACTGTAACGACCTGTCCGTTTTGAATATACTTGTCACCTTTTAAAGGAACCATAGACAATGTCTTTGAGTATCCAAGGTGGTAATACATTCCTGTACGAAGGCAATAGCTCAAAAATGCCGATGTTGCGTAGTTTCCGCTGACATCGCAAGCGAATCCAGAGGTCTTCAAGTAGCTAACCAGAGCTGTCTTAACGCAATCGGGGCATGAGTTGTGGCTTAGCATGCCCCAATGGTAGTATGGCCAATTCTGTTGGTAAACAATCGGGCCCCATACGGCCATTTGAACATAGCGGTAGAACGAGAATCTAATCTGGGTTTCGGTTAGTGTAAGTCCCTTCACGTCATCGTCAAGGTCATTATAAGTCTTCCCGAGTACGACGGCGTTGGATGCCTTCATAATTAGTTCAAACTGTTCTTCCTGAATGCCGCCTTTCACGTCGCCTTGTGGTTCGCCGTTCTCGTCAACCGTCACGACAGCAAATATCTTTTTGAGAACCATCTCACGGGTACTGCCACCGATATCGAGAGGGATACCAGCGCCGATGTAGATGCTTCCTTCCGAATCGTAGATGGTCGGGCTCTTCTTAATCTCATGGTCATAGAGGAATGACCAGTCAGGCATGAAATGTCCTCTACGGAAACACGAACCCATGCTGATGGGAAGGCCTCCCAATCCGATAAGGAGAGGCGGTAGAATGTCGATGTCGTACGGGTTCAGGCCCATAGCGGCTGCATTTGCGGAATACATGCTTTCGGCGGATGCTCCGACAGGGGCAAATACACCGCTAGCGGATATACCCGCCTGAATCGTGTCGGTCTTTGCCTTGGTACAGGTAAGGAAACCATCGAGCTTGTTGATGATTTCTTCCAGCTTCGTTGTCATAACGCCATAGGACTCGTTTCCAAGGAAATCCTTTATCATGTCAGAGATAGCGGAAGCGAGAGCGCTCATGCGGCGTTTGTTGTACTCTGGTACGGAATCTCGTTGCCAGGGGGTCAAGCCGTTGCTTTCGTCGTCGATGTCATAGAAACCGTACTTGTTCAGAATCGAGTAGAAAGCACCTTCCCTGTCGGTGGTCTGTGCAGCAGCATCGTCGATAGCGGTCTTGAGTTCCCCTGTGTAGTGACCTGAAATCATTTCTTTTTCCCTCTGAGATGGATAATGACGCTACCGTTTTCGCCGTTGTTCTTTCCGCTGTGTCCCTTACCGACGAACGTGTAGTCCATTTGCTTGCCGTCATGCATGAATGTCAGCTTTACATCCTTTTCTATGAACCCAGTTCCATTGCATACGCTGCATTTTTCCTGAGGTTCAAGCCCACGACCGTTGCAGAATTTACATGCGAGGACTACGTCATGGAGACCGTCGTCTTTGCGTTCGACCGTGCGAACCTTACCGATACCGTTGCAATGGGTGCATTTCCTGAACCTGCTGGCACCAGTTCCCGAGCAGTTGTAGCACAGGCACCTGCGGACGTACTTTACGCTGATTTCGCCTGGGCAGAACAGCTTTTCGTCACTTAACCTTATGGTGCGGGTTACGTTCCTTCCCCGTTTCTGGTATTTCTTGTCGACTGGCTTTTTGTGGAAGTTCTTGCAGATGTTGCATTCGCCGAATAGCTTTGACCATAGTGTAAAATCGGAGTTGTTCTGGTGTTCACGGTCATATTTCTTACGGAGTTCTTCTGTTTTAATCAGATTGTATGCTT